GCGATACCTGTAAAACCTGTTCTTGGTACACCTGTTAAGACTTATCCTAAACTAGAATACGGCGGAGTTTCTTACTACATGGTTCCTGTCGATAAGCTTAAACTAGAAGACGTAACAATGATATATTACCAGACTACAGTTGAAGGTGGTATGTTCGAAAATAAACCATACATGAGAAGAGACATCGATGTAGTTCCTACTTTCTCGAACGGATACCAACAACTTCATCTCCCAGCAGAGATAGTTAAGGAAGGTGTAATCCAAGCATCAGAAACCTTTAAACCATTCACAAAAAACCGAGTACTTTATAGTAGTGCGGTTAATGTATTTCCTAGATTACCTTCTGATAATGATAGACCAGCTACAGAAACAGTAAGGGGTATCAATGTGCAATCATTCTGGAATCAAGACTATTTAGGATTAACTTGTACTAGGTACAACGATTCTGCATTCCAGATAGGCTCTTACGATAACGGTTTGAACGGTTTCAAAGTAGGAGATAAAGTTACATTCTCCGCAGATATTAACTGTGACGTATCAGGGGCTTATCTATCGTTCTGGTTTAACGATGGCAAGAACTGGATTGAGTACACACGTACACCTACGAGCGAGGTAAATAAGTGGGTAAGATTAGACCATGTACAAATAATTCCTGCTAATGCTGTTTCGTGTATGTGGAGAATTTACTTCCCTCGCGTAGAGGCATCCTTAAATAAGAACTTACGAATTAAAAATGTCTGCATAAACAAAGGCGACCCAATACCATACGAAGAAGGTAATGCGGTACAGAAACGTGGAGACAATTTAGATATCATAGAAGAGTTCATTCTAGATATTAAAAACAAATAATAGGAGTGAAAGCAATTGGCAGATACATTAGACTTATCCAAAGCACCTTACTATGACCGCTTCAACCCAGATAGTGGTCGTAGTAGAATCTTGTTTAGAGCTGATAGAGCTTTACAACAAGCAGAATTAAACGAAATGCAATCTATCTATGACTTCCATGTAAAACGTATGGGGGATAGTATCTTTGCTGATGGTGCCATTCAAAACGGTATGGCGTTTAACTTCGTATATGTAGACCCTAACGATAAAACAAAAGGGATTAAGGAACTTACTCTAGAGAAAGGTTTCATTTACTTAGGCGGTAAAATCCGCGCTTTCGAGAAGCAAACAATTCCATTTACAGGTACAGGTAAAGAAGTAATTGGCGTTAAGCTGGTACAGAGTATTGTTACGTTTGAACAAGACCCAACATTACTTGACCCAACACAAGATGTAGCGAACTACTTGTCAGAAGGTGCAGACAGACTAGAAGAAAAGGTAGTCATCACTTACAATGACCCTTCTGCTCCTAATATCTATGAGTTCAACGATGGTCTGTTATTTAAAGACCCAGACCGACCAGAGTTCTCATTCATTAACGAAGTACTAGCACAGCGTACAGAGGAAGAATCTGGTTCTTACCAAGTAGAAGGATTTAATCTTTGGGTTGACAAAGGACTTACTAATGATGCTGTAACACTTGTAATCGATGGCGGCGTAGCGTATGTAAAAGGTTATCGTATCAGTAAACCAACATCTACTCGTATCCAGATTCCAAAAGAGACAGCAGTAAACAGTATTTACCAAGAAACTTCTACTTACGATGTCGCTAAACAAAAAGTAACAGTAAATAGTCAGTTCGTCAAGCAAGTAAAAGTAGTATTAGGTCGTACTGACAGTCCATCAGAAGCTTCCGGTGGAGTTAGTGTTTCTAAAGGTGCAGCAGATGGTCGAGACTCATTGCCACCTCAATATACTAATATCGACGCTACTACTATTAAGGTATACACAACCAGCCCAGCTTATACATATAAACAAGGTACTGACTACAATCTAGTTCAAGATTCTGGTGTCACTTACATAGATTGGAAGACAAGCTTAAACGGGGTCGAACCCGGTACTGGTACTACATACAAAGTAGTATTCGAATATGAACGAGTGATGGCTGTTAACACAGATTACAAAGTAGTTACTACGCCTAATACGAGTGGAATCGGTAGTGTAACAGAAGTATCTTTCGCTGGTCTTGGTGGTGCAAAACCTAAAGACAAAGGCGTTGTACGTGTCGATTACGACTACTACTTATCTCGTGAAGACATTGTAACATTGGATGCAAAAGGAAACTTCACAGTTATTCAAGGTCAACCAAATAGAGAAGGTCTTGCAATCCCTCCACAGAACGTTGACCCATTAACATTCAAGGTAGGAGAGATTCATGTATACCCATTCTCTGACAAAGCTGTAGCTAAAAATACTGCTGTTGTTCGATTAAGAATGGACGAGCTACAAATCATGAAAACTCGATTAGAGAACGTTGAGTATAACCAAGCTATTCTCCAGTTAGAAAAGCAAGCTACAAAATCACAAGACCCGTTATCAATGCGCGGAGTATTCGCAGATGCTTTCATTGACTTCAACCGTATCGATAAACAGGAGACAGATGTTTCATTCTCATTCGATGACGCTCATATCACGCTCTCTACATCGACTCCAGATAACCAGAAGGTTAAACCTAAGTTTATGGAGAATCAATCTGTAGCGAAGTCGTGGGGATGTTTAGTAACAGCCCCATTTACAGAGCATGTAGAGATTAACCAGCCGTTAGCTACTGATGCTTGGAACGTTAACCCGTACATGGTATTCAATAAGCAAGGTGTACTTAAATTAACACCAGAAGCGGATAACTGGATTGATGAGAAGAAAGTAACTCTTTACGAAGAAGACTATGTGACTACGCAACTTAACCGTTGGTGGATGCATCAGGGCGCAGGTGACCCGGGCGGAAAAGTTAGTGACTGGAATAAATGGTTAGTAGATAACGCTAGTTTACAAGGCGGAGTAGAGTGGAACGAATCATCTATCGGATGGAGAGATAAGCAGGAAGGTACAATCTGGAGTTCAGCACAAAATACTCGTGAAGAAGTAATCGAGTACATGCGTTCTATCGAAATTAACTTCCAAGCTACAAACTTACAACCAATGTCTAAAGAACTATACGTAACATTCGATGGTGTTCGAATAGCTTGTACACCGACTGGTTCTACAGCAAGTACTTTAGCTGGTACTATCAATGCGAACAGTCAAGGTATTGCAACAGGTAAGTTCATGATTCCAGCTAACGTTCGTACAGGTACTCGTGAAGTAGTATTACGAAACGATGGTAACATGGCGGTTACAACATTCACAGCACAAGGTACAGCTAAGATTACAACTGATACGATTACACGTACTCACGTAACGTTCCAGTTATATGACCCATTAGCTCAGTCATTCGCAGTACCACAAGCTCGTGTTGTATCATCTGTAGGCGTGTACTTCGCTTCTAAGTCTACTAAAGACAACATCATCATGCAGATTCGTGGATTATCTGATGGAGGTCTTCCTAACCGTACAGTGTATGCAGAGCGTGTTTTAACTCCTGCTGATATTGTTACATCAGAAGATGCTACGAAGGAAACGAAGATTGCACTTGATGACCCACTTATGGTTGAGGCAGGTCAAAGCTATTGTATCGTATTTATCACAGATAGTGCAGACTACACTATGTGGTGCGCGACATGGGGAAAAGATACAATAGGTAACAGCCCCCAAACAGTAATCACACAACCATACGTAAACGGCGTACTATTCAGTTCTTCAAATGCCGTATCATGGACGGTTCACCAAGAAACAGATATGAAGTTCAAAATCTACACAGCAGAGTTCGCAGAAGAAGGTATTATCGAGTTCGACACAATGCGTAATATCGATTCTAACGGTATCCTGTTAATGGCTTCATTCTTAACACCGGAAAACACAGGTTGTAAGTGGGAAGTAAAAATCGTAGACCAAGCTAGTGTGAATACAGTAACTATCGATTCGGTTCCGTGGTTACCACTATCAAACTATGCAGGTATTCAAACACCATTCGTAGTTGGATTAGCTAAATTACGAGCAACGTTCAAATCTAACCGCTACA